CGGCAACTTTACGATAGTATTGGTTTTGACCAGCACTCATCGATGCGAATGGATTAGCGACGATGCCGTAGCGAGTCTTAAATCCAATCTTAGGCTGGAACGTGTTCTCACCTACCGCACGAACCATCTGTAGTGGTACGTATGGGCAGTAGAATACACCAGCATCATAAGGGGAACCACCCTTATAACCGACCAATAACAACTCATAACCTGAAGATGATGTGAAGTATGGATCGATGTATACTCTCATTCTTCCATTTAGGACACCCGCGAAAGTCTGGCCAGTGTCATCTACTGAAAGATTTGTTTGTAGTGCAGGGTTGTAATCCAAAACGCCAGCCATTGCAAGTGCAGATGCAACGTCTGAAGAACAAATAACAATGTTACCCTTTCCTCTTCGTGTCTCTTTAGCAATTGCGTTTGCTTCTCTTTCGATTTGGTATAGTAGACCCTTGTACTTCTCAACAGACCAGCGACCATCTGCATCAGCGTCAAGATCAAAGACACCCTTAGTTGTTACACCAGCTTGTGCACCTGGCTTAGCAACTGAGTAGATAGTTCTTAGAACTTCACGGTTGATTTCTGCAGTGATTTCTGAAGACAGAATGTTTGACAACTCACTTTCTGCATCAAGACCGTGTACAGCTTTAAGGTCTTGTGCTAGTTCCATTGTGTATTCTGCTTTTAGAGCTCTTGACTGTGCAGTAACCGATACTCTATCGATTGAGAATGACATCTGGTTGAAGTGGCCACCAGTTCCCATTCCTGTTACAGCGCCGTCTCCTAGAGCTTCTGCTTTTGCAGTAGCAGCTGGGCCACCAGTTGAATATGAAGAACCAGAATAATCAAGTTCTGCACTATCACCTGATCCCGAAACAGCTGTTCCAGCAAATGGATCAGTACCTACGTGTGCTGGTGAATTTGCACCAGAGAACGCAGTATCTGCTTCGTTGTGTAGAGCTTCTCCTGCCTGATCTCCGTACTGTGACTTCATCGCAAAGATAAGTCCAGTAGGACCACTCATTGGCTGAACTCCCAATACATCATAGGCCATTAGATTTGGCATCGAGCGACGGATCAATGAAATCAATACAGGATCCATACCCTTGATGTTTCCTTCACCACCGACAACTGGAGACATACCGCCACCAACTGCATTTATCGGTCCTTCAGTCAACATCGATGCTTCTTCTCTTGCGACATTTTCTTGGTTTTCAAGAAGCATAGCAGTAACCGCTTTCTTATAAGAATCCTCAATCTTTGGTAGATCTGGATGCTCAATGATTGGCTTCCACTTTTCTTGAAGTTGTTCTGACAAATGCATCTCAGTGTACATCTTTAGTCTCCTTTAAATTTATTTTTCTAAATGTTGAAAATTTTATCTCAATTACAATTATTTATAATTTTTTATTTTTTACTGAATCTTGACAATGATCTAACATATGATTCCATGATTGGATTCATAGTTTCCGCAACAACTTTGTCTTCGATTACAACAGAATCTTCGACTGCAGTTACTTCTTCTTCTGCTAGAACATCATCTGAAACAGTACCTTCAGCTGGGAAATAGTTTTCCTTGATTATGTTAATCTTCTCAGCATACTCTTCTTCAGTTGTGAACTCCACACCCTCAGAGAGAGATCTGATTTTATCAGACTGTTGTAGAGTCAATCCTTCAACTGCAGTTCTAATTACGGATTCTTTTTGAAGGCTCTCAATTTGCTGAGTCAATTTAACATTCTTTTCGATCTGATCATTTAGAGACTCTTCATTCTCTTGTAGAGATGTAAGAGCTTCTTGATATAGATCCATCTTCTCTTCTGGTACATCAATGTAGTTCTCAGTGAATACACCCTTAAGACCAGTTACGAAGTTTTCCATAATCTCTAGTTTTAAACTATTTTCAACTGCAACTTTATTTTCATCCAACCACTCTTTAGCAACATATGAAAGATACTCATCAACTTTCTCTGCAATTTGTGCTCGGACTTCAAGAACAGACTTTTCAAACTCTTCGTTGTACTCAGATTCGAGTTCTTCCGCTACCTGATTTACTTTCTCTAATACAGCAGCTTCAAAGATTGTTTTCGCCTTCTCTTGGAATTCTTCGCTTAACTCTTGACCTGACAACATAGCATCGATGTGCTCTTGAACGTCTAGATCTTCTTTTGCGACTTTCTTTTTATATGAGGCATTCATAGGTTTAGAACCTTCTTCTTCCTCTTCTTCGTCGTCGTCATCTTCGTCTTCTTCCGATTCTGCAATTGTCTCTTCAACAACTTCATCAGACTCTTCAGACTCTTCAATTTCCTGCTCGACGATTTCTTCTTCCGAAATCTCTTCTGTCACATCTTCCGATACAACATCTTCCATAATTTCGTTTTCAGCGACTTCGTTTGTATTAG